GTGAGCTTGTCCACACGCTTGGCGAGCTTCTTCACGGCGGGGGCTTCGGCAGACTCGGTGTCTTCCTCGGCGGTCTCGTCGGCGTCTTCCTCGGTGGCGTCTTCGGGTTGTTCAGAATCTTCCGTGGAGTCGTCGGCATCCGTTTCCGGCGCGTCGGTTTCCTCGGGCTGATCCTCGGGGTTTATGTCAGTGGTGGTCTCATCCGCGACTGCTTCCTGGTCGACCTCGGGGGCCTCCGGAGTTGTCTCATCCACGGTCGGGAGTTTGACCCCCAGCGCGTCGATGACTTCGCCGATGCTGAATGCTGTTTCTGTCTGTTCCATGGTTATTTTTGCGTCCAAGTCGCGGTGTCAGAACTGAGGTCTGGTGCGGGTCCGACATTTTCACGGGCTCGCGGCGAGCAGTTCAGCACTCGCGCTGATAGGGGATATGCCTGCAAAATTTGCAGGAAGAAATAGGCTACGGGTGCAACGGGACTAAACGGGTACTAACGAGGCGAAACGGGGGCTAAAAAGATTTGACCACAACCGAACTCCGGGGCAGGCGTGAGGAAGACTAACCGAAGGTTAGCCCCGAAGGGGCGAGACTCGCGGGAGCGAGCGAGTCAAAGGCACAGAGAGCACAGAGGAGGGGGAAAACCATTTTCGTGGCGTCACGAAAATGGTGGGGATCATATCGGCGACTTCACCGAATTGATCAGAACAGATTATTTCTTGGAGTCGAATGCCTCGGCGCGCGTGCGCTCGATCTCTTCGCGCAAGGTGCGAAGGGCTTCCAAGCCGCCTGCGCTGTGGGCGAGCAGGCCGGGGTTCTGTGCGGTTTGCGGCATGCAGGTAATGTTGGCGGCGTCTTCGATGGCGTCGGTTATTTTTGCTATGACGCTGCGGAACCAGAGTTCCTCCGGCGGCACACACCATGCGGCTTGTAGGTCTTCGGCACTCATCAAAAGGGAATGTCTGGCGACTCGGAGAGCGGCACTGCAACGGGCTCTGTGGCTGGCTCGGCATACGGCGCGTCTGCCTTTTCCTCAAAGTAGAGCTTGAAATATTTTTCTCCGTTGTCGCGGTTGGTGTTCACAAACGCGCTGATCCAATACTTGCGGCCCTCGATGGTGCAGGAGCCTTTGTGCGAAGGCTGCGTTTCCTTTTCCTTTTTCTTATTTCGGTTCAGGGAGCCGTGGTTGTCGGTGCGTTTAGTGCTCATGCTAATTTTTCTAAATCTGCGGCGCGATACCAAGCGCGGCAGCCACGCTTGCGGAGCGGCCGAAGGATTCCTGCATCAATCAGTTTTGTGACTTGCTTGGCGCTGACCCCAAGACGGGCCATGACATCGCGGCGGCGGAGAAGTTTCATGCGATTTCTATTATAGGGGAGGCGTGTCAATAGCTCCCTCCTGGGCGGGCTCGCAGCATGGCGGGGTCTTCGTAGCCCACGCCGGAAAGCGTGATGTAGCGAAGGATGTCGATCCAATCTTTGGTCGCTCCCTTTTTACCATCCGCACCGGTCCATGTTTTGAGCGCATAGATGAGATTCTGACAGCGTTCGGAAATGTAGAGGCGCGGCGAGTTCAGCGCATCCACCGGTGCGTCTTCGTTGTAGGCAAGCCAATCGTTAATGAGCGTGACGCCTTCCACGATGGCTTGCCCGCTGGTGGCGCGGAAGTCGAGGCCGATGCGGTCGCTGCATTGCTCGATGAGGGTGCGCACGCCTTCCTGTGTCATCGTTGGCGTGTTGCCGTAGCGGCTATCCATCCAACGCTCGGCAGGCTCGGCGGCATCGGCCTTCTCGGCAGCGTCGATGATGCGCTTGTAATCCTCGAATCCAAAACCAGCACAGGCTTTTTGTGCTGGCCCAGGGCGGCCGTCTTGCAGCTTGCCATCCGCCTCGGCCCACGGGCCGGGGTAGCCCACGCCCTCGATGTAGTCGAACTGGTCCGGCCACTCGCGGTAAATCCAGCACCGGCCATCCGGCGTGTAACGGATCCAAAGCATCGCCCATGTCTTGCCCTCGCCGGGATCGACGAAGTGAAAGACCGTGCCATCCCCCGGCACCTTGTCGGCAGGCACCACATGCACATTCTCGCGGAATTTTGGAAACATCGACATCCTTGCTTTGGTCGGCACGCCGTAGGCACGCATCAAGATTCGCTCGCGGTTGCTGCCGCGTAGCTCCGTCTCCATGGCCTCGGGGTTGCCGTAGGGGTTATCCGAGGTGTGGAAATAAACGACGCGGGCTTTCTCGCGGGTGCATTGCTGGATGCGCGGCACTTGCTCTAAGCCGATGAGATTGCCATCGCGGTAGCGCGGCAGGAGCGGGGCGTCGCATTCTTCCAGCGTCTTCGCGCCGTCGAGGTATTCTTTGACGGTGGTCGTGTACCCTTCCACCGGCGTAAAGCCAATGCCCAGCTCGCCATCTCGCGTGAGCAATCGGAAGCGCAACGCCTCCAACCAATCCGGCGTCACCAATTCGTCGGCCCATACAAAATTTAACTCGGCACCTTCAATCGAGGAAACATCCATAGAGTAGAACTTGAACCAGCACTGCGAGCCATTCGGCAGCACGAAGCTGTTCTCGGTGAAGCCGCCTTTTTGCGAGTAGGTGATATTTGCCACAGCCCCTTTCTTGAGCTTGCCGCTGGCGGAGGGCTTCCACTCTTTCGGCAGGTATTCCCACAAATAGGGCTGTTGGTTCTGAATGGATGCCGCCTCCGTGGATTGCAGGCACCACACCTTCGCGCCCCGCGTGTTCACCAAATGCTGCATCGCCCTCCGTGCAAAGTAGCGGGACTTGCCCGAGCGGTTGCCGCCAAGGATAAGCAGCTCCGTGACGCCCTTCCGAAACTTCTCCCGCAGCTCCGCATAAGCCGCATCCGCCCGCTCCCAGGCTGGATTCAGCCAGCCATAGCGCCAAGGGTCTTCGACCATACGGGCGATCTGCTCCTCCCGCTCGCGGTGAATGGCCAGCAACTGCGCCTCCGTGGCGGCGACTTTCTGGCCTTGATACCGCACAACAAACCGTCCATCGGCCAACCGGCCTTCAACCTCGATGAGCGGGATAACAGGATTTTGCGTTTGGGGGATCATGATTTAACCACGGAGGACACGGAGGGCACGGAGGAAGTCGGGACTTCTTTGAATAAAACTTCAAACAAAACCCTATCCTTGTTCAGATAATACAAGGTTTTCGTGTCATAGTTCCAAAGGAGTTGCTTTGCTTTAGGGATGTGCAAATTTTTGAAAAACAACTCTCCAGCTTGTAGTAATTTCAACTTTAGCAGTGGAGCACTTTCACGACCAATATTTACTTCCCCATCAAAATGTGGATTTTGTTTCATATACGAGCAGGCTTCAGTTCCTTTTCATAGAAGCTCAACCAGGCAACGGCCTTGCCAGCATCGCCGACATCATCGACCGTCACGCACAGGTCGGAGATAACCCCGGCATCTTGCAGAAGGTTGAGAGCATGGGTGGCGTCGATACGGCGGTGAGCAATGTAGTCGCGGAGTGAGTTCATTTGGATTTCTTCCAACGCTTCAACGCAGCGGCAATTTTTATGGCAGCGTCAGAAGATTCGTGTTCATGCCAACCAAGGCAATGCGCAGCGACGCTGGCCAACTCGTCGGCAACGGCCCGAGCCTCGTTGCGCTCTTGCTCCAGCCTCGCCAGCTCCTCGGTCGAACGGAGTTCCAATCCGGACAAAATGTCCGCAATTTTGGCCGCATCGGCCCGCGCCTCGTCGCGTTCTTTGATAAGCCTCTCGTAGTGGTTGATGGTCATGGTGGCCATATCCCCATTGGCACGATCCATCAGGGCCTGGTCGCGCTCTTCGGCGAGCTTATTGATTGCTAGCACATGTTCGGTGGCTAGGTCGTCGTATTGCTGCCTTGCCTCGTCACGCTCGGCTATTGCCTTCGTTTTTTCGCCAAAAAATTGGGCAGCATTCATGGATTCTGTGCCCCAATGCTCCCTCGCCTCGTTGCGCTCGCGTTCAAGAGCGCGTGCAAAGTTAGCGGGAACTGTGGCGCACGAATAGAACCGAATATGCGGCGATGCTTTCGCATCCGTCTCTGGTGTAGCTCCCTTTGTGTTCTCTGTGTCCTCTGTAGTCATAACTCGCTTTCAAAAGTCCGCGCCTTCACGATCAACCGCCTGGCATTTTCCATGAGGTCGTAGAAAACCTCCTGCTCGCCGATGTCTCGGGTGTATTCCGGTGGTTTTGCGTAGGTGAGGACGGCGCGGAGGTTAGCAGCCAGGTCGGTGGCGAGTTTGCAACAATGTGCTACTCCAGGGTGATCCTGCCACTCGCGGTGACAGGCGGGGCATGCTATCGCTGAATCAGATACTATTGTCATATTTATAGGTGTTGTATGGGGTTTAAGGGTGAAAGCGCGTGTCCGTCGCGCCCCGGCTCTGAATCCGTGGTTAGTGGAGACCTGTCAGAGATAGGTTGTTTATGTTGAACCATCCGCGTAAATTCCGTTCAGACTCGGCATCCTTGCGTGGTTCACACCAACTGGCACTCACGGCTTACCGATTCGCTCCTTACCCAAAATACTTAGCTCGATGCGGTGAATCTCGTTCTCGATCTCCGCCAGCATCGCCCACTGCTCGCGGTTATAGGTGCCTTTAAACGGGAAATCGCACCGAGAAAATTTGCCGTTCTCGAAGGTAATGATGACTTTACCCAAAGTGTCCGGACACTTTGGGGCGGCGATGTCTGAGGTGAGTTGGAAATGATATTCCGTGATGTTGCGTGTGGATTTGTGGCTGATGGTCATGGTTACGCAAATGTTAAACGGCGTTGTTTATTTTTGTTGAGAAGATCTAAAACAGATTTTGCCGCAACTACTTTCCCTCCTTTTCCGACAATGTGTTTTTCTCGTCTTATGGCTGCTTCGATGCCGGGAAGAGATTCACGCTGCAATCGTTCCAAATGCCCATTTGTCAAAATATCTGCCTTGTCTTGCAGTTTCTTTTGACAAATAAAAAGGGCATCCAATATCTCACCGGAAATTGATTCCCCCTCTTGGGCAATGCTTGCGGACGCGGCAAACACTTTTTCTGCAAGCACACGGTCTTCTCTTACCTGTGATTCCAATGTGTTAATTGCTGCAAATCCGTATGTTTTATTTGCACTTTGCGTTGCAAAGTAACCGTGTTTGTGAAGAATAGATTGCGCAGCTAAAGCAACAGGCTCTCTAGTTTTTACTGCGGCACGGTGTTTGTGGTATGCAGACACAACACTTTTCATAGTGTTTGCACCTATAAATGCTTTTGCCTCTGTTTTTTCATCTTCCGCTTCAAAAACCATGCAAGGAAGCTCAATAATGTCGTCACGCAAAAATGAGGCGCGGCACCGATGGCCCCCGTCATAAACCCAAAATGTATCATCTATTCGTCGAATGACTGAGATGGTTCCAATAAGTTTCCAGTCCCAATTTCGGGCAATTTCTAAAACTTTTTCTTTTGAAACTTCTTCGCGTTGATACGATCCGTCGATATTCAAATCTTGTTTTCTAATCATTAAAAACACGCCAGGAGCGCATGGTTCGGCCCATGAAAACTTTTCACGCTTAGGGATTCCTGGAGCTTTTGGCGTAGGGGCTATTGCATTGCATTGTTTGTTTAGGATGTTCATTTTATTTATGTGTTTGTTGTTTATGTTCTGGGGAAAATTCATTTCTGTCTCTCGTTCTGGTTGTTGCTGTAAGCCTTTTCGGTCACATTTTTGAAAAGCGTGTGCTGGCCGATGAAGTTCATCTTGATCTCCGGCGTCGGGCCGTTTCTTTGTTTTGCAAGGATGAGCAAGGTGTTGTGATCCATCGGCTCATCGTCGGCGTCGGATTTTTTCTTGTTTTTGTCCAGACGGTGGATGAGGAGCACGGTGTCGGCGTCTTGCTCGATGCTGCCGGATTCGCGGAGGTTTGAGAGCTTCGGCTTGGAGCCTTCGTCGGCGTCGCGGTTGAGCTGCGCTAGGGCGATGATGGGGATGTTGAGCTCCTTGGCCGTGGTCTTGAGCGCCTTGGAAATCTCGCTCACTTCCAGCGCCCGGCTCTCGCCTGCCCGTTTGGAGGATCCGTGCATGAATTGCAGGTAATCGACCACGATGAGGCCGAGGCCGTGCTGCGACTTGGCCCGCCGCGCCCGGCTGCGGAATTGCGCCACGGTGAGGCCCGGCGTGTCGTCGAGGTAGAGCTTGCTCTTAACCAACCGGGTGGCTGCGCCGGAGACGTTGCCCATGGCTCTGCCGTCAAAAAACCCGTCGCGTGTGCGCTGGAGGTCCAAGCCCGCTT